CTGGCAACGCGGTAGATTTTACTGCCGGGACAAAGGATGTATTCATCACTTTGCCAGCAGCCAGAACGGTTCAATCCGTCGATGGTGGTATTACTGGTTTAACGCCTTCAACCGCTTCTTATGGTGCCATTAGTTTGGGTGGTACTTTGGTTGCGGCTAATGGTGGCACAGGCCAATCTTCTTACACCATTGGCGATTTGCTTTATGCGAGCGGTTCCACGGCGCTTTCTAAATTGGCTGGTGTTGCGACGGGTAACGCGCTTATTTCTGGTGGGGTTGGTACGGCGCCATCTTATGGTAAGATTGGTCTGACAACTCATGTTTCTGGAACGCTTCCTGTTGGAAATGGCGGTACTGGGAGCGCCACTACATTTACAACAGGTTCTGTTGTTTTTGCTGGTGCTTCAGGTGTTTACACTCAGGATAATGCAAATCTATTCTGGGATGACACAAACAACAGGTTGGGCATTGGTACGGCTACACCAAGCACGGCTTTGGATGTGAATGGCGTAGTAAGAGACAGTAAGGGCGATGTTCGCACCATTGTCCAGAATGCCCAAACTAGTGCTTATGTTTTGGTGGTTGGTGACGCAGGAAAACATATCTCGATCACCACTGGCGGCGTGACTGTAAACTCTGGCATTTTCAGTGCTGGTGATGCAATCAGTATTTACAACAATAGCGCCAGCAATCAGACCATTACGCAGGGTTCTAGCGTCACCATGTATCTTGGCGGTACAGCTACCACTGGTAACCGCACCTTGGCGCAGCGGGGGATTTGCACAATTCTTTGCGTCGCATCGAATACGTTTGTTATTTCCGGCGCGGGCGTTACCTGATGACTATTCAGCAGATGTTCTTTGCCGTTGCGGCGGGGGCTAATCCCCCCCCAACGGTTGAATATCTTGTGGTTGCTGGAGGTGGCGGTGGTGGCGGTAATCGCGGTGGCGGTGGGGGCGCTGGTGGCTATAGAACGGCTTCTGGATTTTCGGTAACTGCTGGTTCCGCAATTACCGTTACAGTTGGTGCTGGCGGGGCTGGTGGCCCAAGTGGCCAAAGTTCAACACCAGCGACTAAAGGAAGTAATTCTGTTTTTTCTACAATTACTGCAACTGGAGGGGGGGGAGGTGGTAGAGATTCTGCTGGTGCTGCTGGTGGTTCTGGCGGTGGTGGCGGTTCTAATGTTGTTGGTGCTGGCGGTTCAGGTAATCAGGGGGGGTATTCTCCATCAGAAGGGAATAATGGTGGTGGCTCTGTAGATAACAATCCTAATTATCCTGGTGGTGGTGGGGGCGGGGCGGGTGCGGTTGGCGGTACTCCAGCAAATGGCAGTTCGGTGGGTAATGGGGGTAATGGTTCATCATCTTCCATTTCGGGTTCTTCTGTGACTTATGCGGGAGGTGGTGGTGGTAATTCTTACAGCACTTCCCCTGGTGGTACTGGTGGTACTGGTGGGGGTGGTAATGGTGGTAATAACACCAATTCTGGGATTACTGCTGGCGGCACCAATACTGGCGGCGGTGGGGGTGGGGCAAATGATGGTTATTCTGGTCGCGCAGGCGGCTCCGGCATTGTAATTATCCGTTACGCCGATACCTATTCTGATGCGGTTTCCACAGCAGGTTCCCCAACCTTCACCACAAGTGGTGGTTACAAAATTTACAAATGGACCGGCTCCGGTTCCATTACATTCTAGGAAGGAGGTGTAACTATGTTCGGTGCATTTTCCTTCGCTGAAGCCCCGTTTTCTAGTCTGGCGGGTAACTATTTCACGGCATCTTTAAATTTTGAAGCGGCTTCGGACTTTACATTAAATACGCAAAAAGTAACGCCAACAGCGGCGCAGTTTGACGGTGTTTCTAATTTTACCTTGGATTCCAATAAGTTAGTTAGTTCATCTTTATCTATTGAAGGGGTATCTGTCGCCACGATTAGTGCGGAAAGGCTTAAAACCGCTGTTGTGGCAATAGAAGGTATTTCTGAATTTACCATTTCTGCCAACAGAGTAAGGTTTGGGCTTGTCCCTATTTCTGCTTCATCAGACTTCACCATAAATGGTGTTTTTAAGTGGTCACAGGTGCCGGATGGCACAGAAACATGGAACCAAATAGCTGATTCTGCTACAACTTGGACGCCGATCCAAACGGTAGCTGAAAGCTGGACGAGGGTGCAATAATGGCTGACACTACCACCACCAATTTAGGTCTTACCAAACCAGAGGTAGGGGCTTCGGCTGACACTTGGGGCACCAAGTTGAATGGTGATTTAGACACCATTGATGGCTTGTTTTCTGGTGGCGGTGGCGGGGCTTTAGCTGTCGCAAATGGCGGTACTGGGATAAAAACTATTACCGGCATTGTGAAGGGGGCTGGAACATCTGCTTTTGCCGCCGCTACGGCTGGCACGGATTATCTGGCGCCCCCAAGTGGTACCGCGATCTTGAAGGCTAATTCTGGTGGTGCTTTAGCTAACGCCACTGCTGGGACGGACTATGTGGCGCCGGGGACGGCTACTACCTTCACGGCGGCGCAAACCTTTAATGGTAGTTCTAGCGTTCTCGCTACTGTTCTGGCGAATGCGGTTGAAACAACCACCATTTCGGCTACGGCGGCTACTGGTACTATCAATTACAATATTACCACTCAGTCGGTGCTTTATTACACCAGCAACGCTAGCGCCAATTGGACGCTGAACCTTCGGGCTTCAAGTGGTACTTCTCTCAATACGGCCATGTCTATTGGCCAGGCGATTACCGTAGCCTTCATGGTAACTATTGGGTCATCAGGCTATTACAACAATGTGGTGCAAGTTGATGGCTCTACGGTAACGCCAAAATGGCAAGGCGGGGTAGCCCCGGCTACTGGGAACGCCAACAGCATTGATATTTATACCTACACCATCATCAAGACTGCCAATGCTACCTTTACGGTATTGGCTAGCCAAAGCCGTTTCGCGTGAGGTTCTAGATGCCAACCGCGATAACAGCAGGCGCAATGACGGGTAGGGCTTTCGGGCTGTTTACCGGAAATATCGTAACGCCATCTTTTGAGTATCTTATTGTTGCGGGTGGCGGTGCTGGTGGATGCGGCACATCTCGCCCAGGGGGTGGCGGTGCTGGCGGTATGAGAACCGGCACTTTTTCTTCTGTCCTTTATAATAATACCTACACGGTAACGGTTGGCGCTGGTGGCGCCACAGGTAATTCTGGGGATGATATAGCCCCCACTAGTGGTTCTAATTCATCTATTACTTCAGTGGTAACTTCTACAGGGGGCGGGGTTGGCGGGTATTCAACCAGGAATGTAACAGTAAAGGATGGCGCTTCAGGCGGCTCTGGTGGTGGTGGTTTAGGTAATAATGGTGGTGGCGCTGGTGGTGCTGGGGTTGCTGGCCAAGGTAACAATGGCGGTTCTGGGTTTGATAGTGGGTCTTCCTCTGGTGGCGGTGGTGGTGGTGCTGCTGCTGTTGGGGGAAATGCTAGTGGCTCAACAGCGGGTAACGGGGGCGCTGGTTCCGCTAGTTCTATAACGGGGACTTCAGTTTCTTACGCTGGTGGTGGTGGTGGTAATGGCGCTGCTGGTGGCACAGGCGGAACTGGTGGCGGTGGATCACAAGGTTTTTCTGGGACAGCGAATACAGGGGGTGGTGGGGGTGCCGGGGGCGCTAGTGCTTCCGGTGGTTCCGGTATTGTTGTCCTGCGCTATTCTGATAGTTACCCCGCTGCGAGGACAACTACAGGTTCACCAGATATAACCGTATCTGGGGGGTATCGAGTTTACAAATGGACCGGTTCCGGTTCCATTACATTCTGAGGTAAGCGATGGCACATTTTGCACAGCTTGATGAAAACAACTTGGTTCTTCAGGTTATTGTTGTCCACAACAATGAACTAAAGGACGAAAATGGCGTTGAATCAGAAAGTAAGGGTATTGCTTTCTGTCAGATGTTGTTCCCTGGAACCACTTGGGTTCAAACCAGTTACAACGCCAATATGCGGAAAAATTATGCTGGTGTTGGGTACACTTACGACGCTTTGCGGGATGCTTTTATTCCGCCTTCGCCTTTTCCATCTTGGGTTTTGAACGAAGAAACCTGTCGATGGGAAGCGCCGGTTCCTTATCCTGATGACGGAAAGATTTACGCCTGGGATGAGGATTCTGGTATATGGGTTGAAGTTACTCTGTAGTTTTTGGGGTGATGTGCTATGGCAGAACCATATTCTGACGCCGCAAAAACAGTAGGGGATATTGTATCCCTTACAACGGTGGTTGGAACGCTGATGCAGATTCTGCCTTCTATTGCTGCGATATTTACTATCGTCTGGACGATGATTCGGATTTACGAAACAAAGACTGTCCAAAACTTTATTAGGCGCTGGAGGTAAGGTTATGTATGTACCTCTCAAGGTGCCACCTGGCGTTTACAAGAATGGCACTCAATACCAATCATCTGGACGGTGGTACGACGCCAATCTGGTACGCTGGTATGAAGGTACGCTTCGCCCGATTGGTGGTTGGAATAAGAAAGAGTATCCTTCCGGCGGAACCACTTACACGGATATTCAAGTAACTGGTGTAATGCGCGGCTCCCATGCCTGGCGTTCTAATGATGCCAAGGCTTGGTTGAGCGCTGGCGGTGCTAAGAAGTTATACGCCATTGAGGCTTCTGTAGCCCCGCATAATATCACGCCATTCCGCGAAACTGGTAGTTTATCGAACGCCTTCAGCACCACCAACGGTTCCGCTGTTGTTACGGTCGCTGATACGACGCATGGCGTGAATACTGGTGATACGGTAGTATTTTCTAATGGAACGGCTATTGGCGTCAGCGGGATAACGCTATCAGGTTCTTATCTTGCCACTAAAATAAACAACAACTCTTATTCTGTAATAGCGTCTTCTAACGCCACAGCGACGGTATCCAATGGCGGTTCTGCTGATTTCTCATACGAAATCACGGTTGGTTATGTGGATAGTACCGCGCAGATTGGATATGGTACTTGGGTTTATGGTTATGGCACTTATGGTACGCCACGCCCCCAAACATCCGCCACTGGTGTAATTCCAGCATCCACTTGGGCCTTGGATAACTGGGGCGAATATCTACTGGCTTGCCGATCTGATGAAGGCAAGATTTACCAATGGGAGTTGAATACGGCCAATAGGGCCGCTTTGTTGACTAACGCCCCCACTGGCAATTCTTCCATCATCGTGACTGCCGAGCGCTTTCTATTTGCGCTTGGCCCTGGTGGAAACCCGCGCAAGGTTCAATGGTCTGACCAAGAAGCTAATACTGTTTGGACGCCAGCAGCCACGAACCAGGCTGGTGATTTCGAGTTGGCTACTTCCGGTAAGTTGTTGTGTGGCGAGCGTACTCGCTACGGAACACTATTGCTTACTTCGGTTGACGCTCACTTAGCGATCTACCAAGGACCGCCATATATTTATGGCTTTGAGCGTGTTGGCTTTGGTTGCGGCGCCATAAGCGCGCAGGCTTCTGTCAGCCTTGATATTGGTGCTGCCTGGATGTCTGAGGGCACATTCTACTTGTTTGATGGCGCCATCAAGCCATTGCAGTGTGAAGTGTCTGACTATGTGTTTTCTGACTTCAACTATGGTCAGCAAGCCAAGGTTTATGGTGTCCTAAATATCGAATACTTCGAGGTCACTTGGTTTTATCCGTCTAGTGCTTCTTCGGAATGCAACAGGTACGTCACCTGGAATTACCGTGAGAACACTTGGACTATTGGAACCTTGGCGCGTACCACGGGCGTTTCTGCTGGTGTGTTCCAGTACCCGATTATGTTTGATCCCTCTGGGTATGTGTATGATCATGAGGTCGGTTACAATTATGATGGTGCCACGCCATACGCGGAGACAGGGCCGATAGAGTTCGGTAATGGCGACAGGATAATGGTGGCGCGTCAGATTGTGCCGGATGAGAAAAACCAGGGCGAGGTTTCTGTTTCATTCAAAACCCGGTTTGCGCCAGAAGGGGTAGAAAGCACCTTCGGTCCTTATACCATTTCATCCCAGTATGTGGATGCTCGGTTTAGTGGGCGCCAGGTCAGCTTCAAGGTGCAGGGGGTTGAATTGGGTGATTGGCGAGTTGGTAACTTCCGCTTAGAAGCGGTGCCAGGAAGTAAACGATGAGGCTTCCACCATCCCCCGAAAGTTATACCCGTGATGCAGACCAGACCATGAGGTCTATGCTTCAGCAAGCGAACGATCAAAACCACAAGCGGTTGAGAGATGTGGAGATTTCGCCGGGCCGGTTGATAATCAAATCGCCCAACGGAACGCGGTGGAGCATTGAAGTGGATAACTCCGGCAACGTATCGGCCACATCGCTATGAACCAATTTGATGCAGAGTTCGAGCGGTGTTCTAAGTGGTTGCAGGATGCTTTGGATTACGCTGGGAATAGCCATGAGCTTTCTGATGTAAAGCAAGGTATTCAGGAGGGTCGGTTCACATTCTGGCCCGCGCCTGATGGTGCCATTGTGACCGAGATTATAGAATATCCTGCTTTTCGGGTTCTCCATGCTTGGTTGGTTGGTGGCGAATTAGCCCAGATTGTCGATATGATCCCATCATTGGATGCTTTTGGGCGTTCTTTGGGGTGTTCTAAATTAACAGGATGCGGGCGCCAAGGGTGGGTTCGTGCTTTGAAAGAACATGGTTTCAAGGGTATAATGACCACGGTTTCTAAGGAGATTTCGCCATGAGTAAGGGCGGCGGCAAGCAGACCACCACTCAGGTCCAATCTGTTGATCCTGAGTTCAAGGAACGCGCCCTTGATGTGTATTCCCGCGCCCAGGCAGCGGCAGAGCAGGGATATACCCCTTACACTGGCGGGCAGGCTTATGAGGATTATGCCCGCCGCACTGTGGCTGGGCTGACCCCGACACAGGAAGCGGCGGCATATAATATTTATCGGGCTTCTACGCAGGCCCAAGAGCCTATTAACCAAGCCATGCGGATTACCCAGGGTGCCAGGCCTATGTTTGGCTCTGCTGAAGAGGCGTTTTACCGCCCTGACTTTG